CTGGAGTTGCGCTCGGCGTCTGCATTGGCACACGGGGCGTTTTCCTTGGCAAAGAAGGTGTGATATACATGCCTACAGAATACATTGAGAAGGCGTGGATCAGATGAATACACCATTTAACGTTCTCCGCCATGTCCGCCAGTGGGAGCGTGCGCCGCGTGATCCTGTAACCATTGGGGCGGCTATCCTTGGCTCGCTGGGGAGTGTTGGGGCGGCCATTGCAGGTGTTAGCATTCTGGGCGTAAGCGGCGCGATGATCGTTGGCTACCTCGCAACGACGGCAATCACATCGTGGGCATTAAGCGCGCTCGCGCCAGACGTCGGCGGCGTCGGCGGCGTCGGCGGCATCGGCGGATCACGCGGCCTGATGGTCAACGCCACTGATCCTGCCGCCCCTCACGACATTGTTTATGGCACAGTGCGCAAGGGCGGCATTCGGACATACGTTGAGTCAACTGGCGACGAAAACAAGTTTCTGCACATGATCCTAGTTTTGGCTGGGCATGAATTGGCGGGCATCGACGACATCTATTTGAACGATGAAATCGTCACGTTGGATGCTTACGGCTTTGTCACCAGCGGCGGCTGGGCTGAAAATGGCAAAAAAGTCCGCATCAAGAAGCACCATGGCAACGAAACTGTTGCTGATGCTTTGTTGGTTGACGAAAGCAACCAGATCAACGCCGACTTTGTCGGGAGAGGAATTGCTTACCTCTACATCCGTCTGGAGTACGATCAGGACGTGTTTGCAAACGGCATCCCACTTATCACCGCGAAGGTCAGGGGACGCAAGGTTTACGACCCACGCAATGCGACAACGGCGTACAGCGCCAACGCGGCATTGGTCTTGCGGGACTATCTGACCGCTGGCTTCGGTCTTGCAGATAGCGCCGTCGATGACGCTATGTTTGCCGCGTCAGCAAACGTAGCAGATGAACTTATCGCTCTCGCGGGCGGTGGAACCGAGAAAAGATATGAGATCAATGGCGTCGTCAGTTCAGACATGTCACCGCGTGAAATCGTGTTTCGCATGATGACGGCCTGCGGTGGCACTCTGTTCTGGGGGCAGGGCAAGTGGCAACTGCACGTTGGCTATTATTCCCCGCCTGTGAAAACATTTACACTCGACGACCTGCGCGGCCCGATCAGCTTAGATACACGGGTAGGCGCACGCGATAACTTCAACCGCGTCGTTGGTACATTTGCCGATAAAAAAGTTGATTACGTCACGGTTGATTTCCCGCCAATCGAGAGCGCGGCATTTAAGGCTGAAGATAACGGTATCGAGAACACGCTTGATTTGAAGCTTCCGCTAACAACTAGCGAAAGTGCTGCGCAGCGGCTTGCTAAGATGACGCTGTTCCGCGCCCGCGAACAGATGACATTCTCGGCTGACTTTGGGCTAGAAGCGTTTAGCGTTCAAGTCGGCGATATTGTTGCGTTTACGAATACGCGTTACGGCTGGACGGCAAAGGAGTTCGAAGTCGTTGGCTGGCGTTTTGAGACTAGCGGTGAGGGCGGCGATCTTCGCGTCAATCTGACATTGCGCGAAACTAGCGAAGCTGCGTTTGCATGGAATGCTGAAGAATCCGCTATTATTCACAACAACACAAACCTGCCATCTTTCGCCGCAGGCTTGACCATCAATGGTTTGACGGCATCAGGCGGCGGCAAGACACAGAAAGACGGCACTTTCATCGCCTCCACAATTCTATCTTGGACTTCTGTCACAAACGCTTTCATCTCTCACTATGAGATTGAGTGGAAGCCGACTGCGGACAGCAACTATTCAAGCACGACAACGACACAAAACAGCATTGAAATCTCGCCGATCATTGATGATGTCGAATACACTTTCCGCGTTCGCGCCGTGACAACTGTCGGGAATAGTGGGCCACTAGCCAGCGTCAGCTTTACGGCTGGCGGCGATGTGACAGCACCATCTTTGCCAACATCCATCACTGCCGCTGGTGGCTTCGAATATATTACAATCAGGTGGACACGGCCAACCAACGCCGACTTCAATTACGTTGAGGTCTGGGAAAACGCCACAAACACAACGGTTGGCGCGACGAAGGTTGGCGTTTCTGCGGGCGATGAGTTCGTCAGGACCAATCTCGGCATCGGCCAAACCAAATGGTATTTTCTCAAATCCGTCGATTACAGCGGTAACATATCTGGCTTTACTAGCGGAGCGTTTGGCACGACGACATTTTTGGATGATGCAGACTTTACGGACGGCATCTATTCTTTGTTTACGGATCAGGGACTTTACGCAATCCGTGACGTGACATCGCTGCCGCCATCTGGAACCTTTACGGGCGAAAAGGTTTTCAACAGAACGGACGGCAAGCTGTATCAGTGGACGGGTTCAGCATGGAATCTTGTTATCGCTGACGTTGCTGACGGTAGCATTACTGGGGTCAAGATTGACGAAGATGCAATCACGGCCCCTAAGATACTTGGCGGAACTATCACAGGCGACAAGATATTTGCGAACACCATTACGGGCGGGTTACTTGCCACAAGCGGAATTATCACGTCATCAGCGCAGATCAATGATGCCGTCGTAAAAAATGCCAATATCGAGAATTTGGCTGTTTCTACGCTCAAAATACAAGATCAAGCCGTTACATTTCCTAGTGCGTCACAATTCGTTGGTTTCCAATTCACCGCAAAAAACGCATCGGCCTATAATACGCTTGTAACCCATACGCATAGCAGAACAGCGGGTGTTCCTGCAAACATACTGGTCTCTGGAATGTTTAGCCATTGCGAGTCTAACTACACTGTCAACCCCACAAGAAATGTGGCGTACAATGCGGCTTTGACAATTCAGCCGTTCGGTCAACCAGAAGCAGTTTTATTTGCGTTTAATAATCTGCGGGTCATGAACTTCAACAATATTGGGTTGCTAATGCCTATACTTTACAGAGCAGCTTATACTGGGATTTATACTTATCGCTTCAAGGTTCAGTATCATTCTGGAGACGCATATTATTTGGTAACTGGAACACCTACTATATCAGTGACGGAGTTGAAGAAATGAAAAATTACGTTACCTACGACCCTGAAGGTAGAATTCACTACAGCATCACTAACCTTCCTGAAGATGAAGCGTTGCTTAGTGTTGTGGATGGGCAGGCGCTGTTTGAAATTGGCGATAGCGTTGGAATATCCCAAGATAAGCAATTTATCCTGAATGGGATCCTCACCAATAGACCGCCGCCGCCTGAGTTGCCTAGCACAGCGGTTGCACCTTGGGTTATCCCACTCAACAGTTTGGCAAGTGGAGCGGTAGTTACGGTCAGCCGAGAATATGGCACGGACATTGTAATCGTCGATCTGTCTGAAATTTGGGACATCGAAGACGCTGGTACTTATTTGATTCAAATTGAGCAGCCGTTTCCGTATCACAGAGTGACGCAGGAAATTGTTATTGAAGCAGCCACGTCTGGAGGGCTTTGAGATATGCCAAGCATAAAGCAAGATGAAACTTTGCTCGCAGAGGCCGCTGTCGATGCCGCAAGGCAAGAGCGCAATGCACTCTTGACTGCATCAGACTGGACGCAAGTTGCCGATACGCCTGTAGACCAATCAGCTTGGGCAAATTACCGACAATCCCTGCGGGACATCACGCAGCAAGACAGCTTCCCCGACAACATCGTCTGGCCCGCACAGCCAGTTTGATTCCCCGCCGCAATGTGTTAAAGTGCGGCACAACATAAGCAATGGAGGCCGACATGGCAACTCTCAATGACCGCGTTTTTGATCAAGGGCTGTCTGTCCTAGATTTAGAAGCAAACCAAATCCACGTCACGTCGCAAGAGGCTACAACCTACGCCGAGGCGATCACCACATACACGCTCGGCAACTCAACCAGCTTGTCCATTGGCGCACCGCAGGATCGCACTGGCGGCGGGCGTGAAGTTGTTGTAGCTGCTATCACTGACGGCTCTGTAACTGGCACTGGCACAGCGACACACTACGCTATTGTTGACACGGTAAACAGCCGTTTGCTTGCGACATCAACTCTCACAGCATCGCAGTCTGTTACATCTGGTAACACATTCACACTGTCTTCCGTCGCAATCGGCATCCCTGATCCAGTTTAAGGACTAAAAAATGGTCACTCTCGTAAACAGAGCCAAAGTCGCCACCGCCACCACTGGCACAGGCACAATCACTCTTGGTGCTGCTGAGAGTGGCTATCAGACCTTTGCTGATGCTGGTGTTACTGATGGTAAAACTGTACGTTACACTATCGAAGATGGCACAGCTTGGGAAATTGGTACCGGTGTCTACACGGCATCTGGAACAACCCTTAGCCGTACACTCACAGAAAGCTCTACAGGCTCTCTGTTGAACCTCTCTGGTGATGCTGTAGTCTATGTTACCGCTGCTGGTGCTGATATTGTGCAGCCCGCTGACATCGGTGTTACCGTTCAAGGTTACGATGCTGATACAATGAAGACTGACGTTGCTCAGACGATGACCGCACAGC